GCCCGTGGTGTTGGCGGAGAGTGCGCTCTGCCCGCTGGCTGTGTTGCTGTTGCCCGTGGTGTTGGAGAGGAGTGCGTTCGTCCCGTTAGCTGTGTTGCTGCCGCCTGTGGTGTTGGCGTTGAGTGCGTTGCGCCCGCTAGCTGTGTTGTTGCCGCCTGTGGTGTTGGCTTGGAGTGCGGCTTGCCCGATAGCCGTGTTGTAGGTGCCTGTGGTGTTGAGCTGGAGTGCATTTACCCCGCTAGCTGTGTTGTTGTTGCCTGTGGTGTTGTTCTGGAGGGCTTGGTACCCGCTAGCTGTGTTGCTGCCGCCTGTGGTGTTCTGCTGAAGTACGGTCCGCCCGATAGCTGTGTTGTTGTTGCCTGTGGTGTTGGCGAAAAGTGCAGAGGACCCGATAGCTGTGTTTTGATCGCCTGTGGTGTTGTTGAAGAGTGCGTTTGCCCCGTTAGCTGTGTTTTGAATGCCTGTGGTGTTGTTCTGGAGGGCTTGGTACCCGCTAGCTGTGTTGTTGTAGCCTGTGGTGTTGCTATAGAGTGCTTCATACCCGATAGCTGCGTTGTTACTGCCTGTGGTGTTGCTATAGAGTGCATTTACCCCGCTAGCTGTGTTGTAGTTGCCTGTGGTGTTGAAGCGGAGTGCGTTTAGCCCGCTAGCTGTGTTGCTAGTGCCTGTGGTGTTGGCATTCAAAGTATTCACACCCACTGCGGTGTTAGACGCTATTGCTCCAGCGCCTTTGCCAACTCGCACACCTGATAGGGTTGCGTCGGCTGTGGAGGAAATAGCTCCGGTTACTGCTAGGCCAGCGGTTATGGATGTCAGCCCTGCGCTGTCGATAGTCAACCTAGCCCTGCTGCTGCTAGTTCCTAGCACACCTAAAGAACCGCCAGTAGTAGCACCCGTATATAAAACTATACCCCCAGTACCCGATGTTGCCGCTAAAACTAGGTCATTCCCTGCCCCCACAGACAATTGGCTTGCATTTCGTATAGAAGGTAAATTGCTTTCTGTCGCAGCTTCTGATTTACCAAACAACATTATGTTCGAACTATTTACAGTTGCATCGCCTAGTTGAAGCACACTTGTAGGGCTGGCAGTGCCGACACCCACAAACCCAGAGGCGTTCTTAACTAAACCTCCAGCACCAACATTAAGCGTATCTGTAGAAGCATTGCCTAATACTACATTCCCACTAGCCGTAACCGTAGTAGCCGTCACAGCAGCCAGCGTAGAGGTTCCTGATGCCGACAGCGTAGTAAATGCACCTGTAGATGGTGTAGAAGCCCCTACGCTAGTTCCATCTACAGCACCGCCGTTAATATCAACAGTTCCGCTAGTCAACGTGTTAATCGTGATGGCGTTAATAGTGCCACCCTCAACCTTGTTGCCGCTGATGCTGTTGTCTGGAATGGTGACAGTGCCACTTGCTGTGAGGTTGGTAAACGTACCAGCAGCCGCTGTGGTGCCGCCAATGGTAACAGCATCAACTGTACCTCCATTAATATCAGCAGTGTCAGCTACAAGGCTATCAATGTTAGCTGTACCATCAATGTATAAGTCTTTAAACTCTAATGAACCACTGCCTAAATCCACTGTGCCATCTGTCTTAGGAAGTACAGCTGTTGCAGAAACTACAACATCTTGTGTAGGACCAACCTTAGTAATGGGGGCACCTTCAGCAGATGTACCATCATGGGTATGACCTGTACTAGCATTGAAGGCAGCTTCAACACCATTAAACTCATTATCTAAATCAACAGCATTGACAATGTTACCATCAGCAATGTTATTAGAGGTGTCTGTTCTGATATATCCAGTCACAATATTTTCCTTGTATTATCTTCTATCATGCACAGCATATTCAACTGTAGCTGTATCTAAACTAAATGGTGGTGATTGACTATTACTAATAAATTGTAGGCTCATCGAAAACCCACTACCAACCAATTGTGTCTCAAATATTTTCTTAAGCTTACTACCGTAAACAATGGTTCCATATGTAGCTAAAGGGCTACCAAAAAATCCTACAACACCTGTATCATTGGACAAGCTTAATGTCTCTGGTTGCACGCTACCACTAGTATCAAAATCTAGCTTTAAGTTAACAGAAGTTGTAACAGAACCTTGTGGTTCTGTATATAGCTGTAGCTTATAGAATGTTTTTCTAAGTCTAGGATCAGTTAAATGAATAAAGGGTGTAGAGAAAGTAGCTAGTATATTACCACCATCAAAACTGTTACCACTTTCCATTTGATATACATAGCCTGTTGACTCTGCAAACACAGCAGTTTCTGTTTGGATATAGTAGCTACTGTCAGCGACATAAGCTTTAAAGCCTTGTGTCTCAGCCCAGTTTATACCAGCTGTATCATTGCCTTCAAGCTGAACACCTATAACACCTAATGCTGATTGAGTGCTAATAGATTGACTATACCCTAACAATCTATACTGACTTTTCTTTCTTATGACAACACTACTAAAACTGCTAGAGGCAGAGATGAGGTTGGTCATTTCTTTCTGTATAGGCTTAGATACAACGCCTAAGTTGAAGTCATTAATTCTATCAGTAGCAGATAATAGTCTTAAACCATCAGGTCCTAAGAACATAACATCGCCACCAATTTCTTGTATGGTGTCTGAAGCTACACAACCTATGTCAGTTGTTACTGGCTTTAGTATAAAGTCTGCTAATGTATTGCCAGTAATTTGATGTATTGATTGTGCAGAGAAAATAAACAAAGATTCTCTAAACACTTGTAAGCCTGTGATGTTAGCACCAACACTAATAACACCACTACCATTAGCAGGATTTAAATCATTATCAGTGAATGGCGCTGTAATAACAATCTTATCTCCTACAGCATAGCACATCTGATTCTTAAACCAAGACAAGTGTGAACAGTTTTCTAAGTCTGCAGAACCTGTTACATACTGAAATGTATTGTCATCAAATGTAAAAGGGTAGCCTAAGCCTGTGGCAAAAGCTATCTTCTCTGTAACACCAATTCTATATTTAATGTGACGAGCCTTACCATTAACACTAACATCAGAAGATATGAATGTTACAGCAGCATTGTCTGCTGGACTGCTAGCTAGAGCTGGTGCTATTGTTAAAGTGGTAGCGCCTGATACCACTGTTACAGCAGCTGTAATGGTATAAGCTTTAGCAACACCAGCAACTGTGAATGTGTCACCAATTTTAGGAGCTATATCTACACCATCAATATTTAATGTAGTGCCTGTCTGACTAGCCCCGTTAACTAAAACTGCAATGCCATACACAGGCACTGACACTCTTGTGTAGCTTGCTCCTGTTGTTTTATATAATGTTTTATCACGAAGGGCTAATACACTATCTTTCCAAGCAGCTAGCCCTGTTATCAAACTACTGCTGTTAGCAAAAGTTACAACAGCTAAATCAGTAGGGCTACTAGCTAGTGATGTAGTTAGTGTTAATGTAGCAATCTTAGTAGTTTCACTATATAAAACACCAGCCACAGCAATAGTGTAGACACCTGTTACACCTGCTACAGTGAATGTATCTCCTTCTACAGGTGTTACAGAGATGTTAGAGACAACTAATGTTGTTCCTGTCTGACTACCACCACTAACAAGTGGAGCACCTGCCACAGGCACTGTGTCATTAGAATATTTATCATAGCCTAACATACGGCTGTACCCACCCTCAATAGATGGTTCAAAGTTCTTCAGCTGCCTAGCACTACCGGGCGCTTGTGTGCCTTGCTGCAGAGGTGATAGGTTTGTTATTAACCCTCCTCTAAACTCAAAAGGAAATGTTGCCCAAGCGTCAGCCATTCTTATTTAATCCTTGCACCAGCAATGTTACTGCCAGCTTGTTGGATGTAAGTTGATGTTACATAGTTATATTTATTAATAAGAATAATTCTCATTGACTTAACTTCTTCATCAAACTTGGCTTTAATCATAGAAGCACTTTGTTCATTACCTCTAAACATATAAGCATGATACATAGCACCATCAATAATGACGTGTCTAAATCTTTCAGGAATAAAAGGAACATCTGTAGAGTTTTGTAAGTCTACAGGAACTCTGTAGTATTCATACACTAGCTCATAGTCTTGATCAGGCGCTGGCACAAGAATAAACTCTTGTGAAGGTGTCTGCACAACATACTGAGGAATGCCTAGCTTGCTAGTGTCTGTAGAATATTCTTGACCTACATATTTACGTAGGTAATCTTCGTATGTTATGCTTCTCAGTGTCACTGTCTGATTACCTAACACACTGTCTTCTTTAATTCTAAAGCTGTCGAAGTCTACAGTGGAGCTATCAGTTGGATATGTATATCTACTTACACCAGTAGACATAGTCTCTTCTTGTTCTACATGATTGAAAGGCCACTCTAAGAAGCTTTGATTAATATCACGCAATGCAGCATTAACACTATCCTTAGCGCTACTGTAGAAACCTTTAGCATTAGCAAAGGTAGCACTAGTTAGCTCCACCTCGTTGAATCGTCTGTTAACTTGATTAACTAGCTCTAGAAAATTATAGGCCATGTTATTGTTCCTTAATACGCAGCTTCACAACTCGTTCAACAACAGAGCCGGTGTTGTCAGTGATTCTACAAGTTAGTTTATATTCTCTATTGAGAGTACCTAAGCCTAAATGAATAGTAGCAACAGTGTTTGTGTTAGTGGCTGATACACGTTGTAAGCCATACACAGTGAT